TCGTGGCTGACCTGGGCGAAGCGGCGGCGCTCGTCCGTGTCGAGGTAGATGTAATCTACGTAGAGGGAGGCGGATACGAGGCCAGATTGGGCGACTCTGTCGCGTACCGTGTGGCCGGGGCTGACGGTCATGTCCCAGCAGAGGTTGTTGAGCGTCTCGAACTCGAGGTTGATCTTTACCTCGTGGTACTGGAGGGCGATCAAAGGGAGAGCAAGGCCAGGGTTGCGGTTGAACCAGAACTGGAGGGGTACGTAGAGCGTGTACTCAGGGGCGCACGCAAGTACCTCTGAGGTGGCATTGGGCTCGCCGGCCGCGCAGTCATTGTCGCAGCCCTCACCGCCCTGGGTTAATACGTTTACAAGCTGGGGTACGTTGCCAACCATGTCGGCGTAGCCGGCCTGCTTGCCAGGCTCCTGGGTGAGCTCATTCCAGATGTGGAGCCAGTCACCGTAGTGCTTGTCGATCTTCTGGCCACCAATCTCGAGCTCAACGTTGTTGATGAGGTTGTGACCTACCCAGTTGAGCCAGCGGAACTGGGCACCAGAGCCGTCCGTGGAGGCAAGGCTGACTGAGGGGAGCGTGGCCTGGAGGTAGATGCGGTGGATCAAGTCGCCGTTACGAGAGATCGTGCACGTGACCTTCTTGCCGAAGTTGGCAGAGCCGTTGAACGTCTGCTCAATGGCCTCCATCGCGAAGTTCGTGTGACGGCGGTACACGACCTTGAAGAAGGTAATCTGGGGATTACCTGTTAAGTAGATATCTTGCGCACCATAGGCAACGAGCTGCATTAGACCACCACCACCCATATTGTCTTATACCTCTGATTCCGAAAAAAATTTTGCCGGGAGGATTCGTCCAGACGCAAAAATGTTGCGTTCGACCGGCTGTACCTGACCTAAACGAAACTATATGAAAAGACCATATTACAATGTCTAACTGCTCATTAAATGAACTTCTGACCCCTATACAGGGTTATTCAGAAGTTGTAGAACAGCACCAAGATAAATTGACTACGCTAGAAGGTTTTCACAATGATAAAGTTAAGAAATTCTGTGATCTGAAAGGTTCGTTGCCTGAGCTAAAACAGCAATTGGCCGATCTTCGGTACGATCTTGCCGGCTGGCCTTTAGAGAAGCGGTTTAATGACGAACATAAATCTGCACTTGAACTTGAGGAAGATATCGTAAAACGTATTTCGGATATTGAATCCGATAAGGACTTTTTGAATTATTATTTAAACGTCGGCGATATCTTGTTTGGTTATTACGATACACAACAACGTATTGCAACCGGAGATAGTAGCATAGCAAAAGAATCTAATAAAGTAAGGACGCCTTCGAACTCCGTGTTATCGTATTTTAAAACACCGGGGACTAGTGAATCGGCCGACGTAAAACCGACTGTAAAAAAGAAGGTAGTGCGTAAAGCTTCCAAGGCTTCGGAGGTAGTTACAGATACTGAAGGCATGAGACGTGATAAAGCCTTGGAAAAGTACTTATCTATTGTTGAGCCTACAGCAATAAAGACAGGTATAATGCCTGGTTCAGGTATTGAATCCGACTATGGATGCTGTCCAGTTTGTGATAGTGAAATGCACTTTTCTCAGAACGAGGCCATGCTTGGGTGCCCGAAATGCGGCTATCAGGATTTTATTCTTATTGATTCTGAGAAGCCGTCGTACAAGGAGCCGCCGCGTGAGATATCTTATTTTGCATATAAGAAGATCAATCACTTGAACGAGTGGCTTGCGCAGTTCCAGGCAAAAGAGACCACGGAGATTCCTCAAGATATTTTTGAGCAGATTCAGAGTGAGCTAAAAAAGGAGCGTATTACCGACACGATTAAGCTAAAGTCGTCCAAGTTGCGTGAGATTCTTAAGAAACTGAAGCTAAGTAAATATTACGAACATGTTGCTCATATTATGAATAGACTAAATGGGATCCAGGCACCAGTATTATCAAGAGAAGTCGAAGATAAGCTGCGTTTTATGTTCCGTGAAATTCAACCATCCTTTATTAAACATTGTCCTAAAGGACGGTCTAACTTTTTATCTTATTCCTATGTTTTATACAAATTTTGCCAGCTACTAGAGCTTGACGAATTTTTACCTTGCTTTCCATTGCTAAAATCACGTGAAAAATTATATATGCAGGATAAGATCTGGCAGTGTATATGCGATGATATGGGGTGGGAATTTATTAAGTCGATATAAAGCTGGCTACTGCTGTTGTTTTCTTTTTACAAACAGGACATGTGTTGTTTGTTTGGAACCATTCTTCTATTGCATCCGTGGCAAATACATGATAACAGGAAGTGACACTTGCTGTTATTGGTGAAATAGGGCTTAGCGTTATAGGGCAGTCGTCATTGTTTCTGGCAGCATCTTCGGCAATGATCCATGCTATCCGACGCGGAAGTGGCTCTATTACTTGGACTTCAGGAAGTGGGCTTAGAGTCCAAAGGTATCCAGTATGAATATTTGTTGTCATATCAGCACAAGTAAATTCAAACGCGAAGATACTGTTTGGAAATTTTCCGGCTGAGTTTGACGTTTTTTGTATAACAGGAACAGTAATGTCGTCGTATTTTAGATATGAACCATTGGCAATACAATCTACATTATTGCCCAAATCATTTATTACTATCTTCACTGAAGCAGGATGAAATATATTCGGGCCCAATGTAATATTACAATCTGGGTTTACAATTACTCTTGACCAGATTTGTTTGTCGTGATCATATTTTAAAATGCTAAACGTTTTTTTATTAATTCTATAAACGGCTATATGATTCCCTATAAAGGTTTGAATTGAACGTTCGCCCATTTGCCTTAGTGCACTTTGTTTTTACAATTTCATTTTTTCTATTTAAAAGTAAGAGGCTTATTAAAAACAATGGGTATATATTCAGATGGCGGAATTTATGGCATAATGTTTAGTCTAAATGATGTTGTTATTTTTGAAAAATACTACACGGAAAAAATGGATAAACAACAGATTTCAGAAGCAAAAGATTATTATATGTTTCTATCAGAGGAACATAGGAATAATATAAAAATATTATTTTATACTTACTGTTCATCTTCTTGTGATCGGCCGATTATAGAAACTAGCATGTTTATGACGTGGTTGCCTGGCAATAAGGCGATTTTAGAGCGGCTTTTCAATGGCGATCATTAATATTTTCTGTACGTATTTAACTTGACGTCAAGATTATCTAGCAAAGAACGAACATATATTTTCTTATCTTCTGAAACTGGTTTTGCTATAGTATAAAGCATACTATCCATCCTTTCGAGGCATTCAACACTGTCGTATGCCTCGGAGTCTATGCGAATATTGTGTTTTGATGACCAGCCGACATAATTATGCAGAGCCTCTTCTAGAGCTATTGTTACCGATATGTTTTTCGGCAGGTAAATAAACTCTTTTCGTGTATGGTTTATAAAGTAATATGCTCGTTCTTTAGACATTGTTTTCTTATTATTTGTTTTTTTGTAGTTATTCAATTTTTTATATCATAATTAAAATACCAGCAAGTATAAAATTTAAGAACTCCTGTCTTAAATTTTTACTGCCGTGTCTGTCAATGTATCATAATTTAAGATGTCCAAGACATCTTAAATTCAGTACTTCACGGTAAAGGCCGGCAGCAACCACGGGTCTAAAGTGGAATTTTCAGGGCTATTAGAAGGGGTTTTGTCTAAAAACTGATCAAAATTTGATTTGATTTTCTGCTGCTAGATATATTGTGGGGATCTGGTCTAGTGGTATGATCTCAAGTTTGGGTCTTGAGAGTCCAGGGTTCGATTCCCTGGATCCCCCATTTTTTTGCCGGTAGTTTATATTGCCCTTTCTGCTAAAAAAAGGTACTCAAGTGTGTCGGGCTCTAAATCTTTTTGCGAAGCAAACCGTTTATAAGGGATTTGAGCTTTCTTATAATTCCAGTTATTTGAAACAAATATATCGACTATTGCGTCATGGGATAGGATGCCCTCATTATTATAAGAAAGGGCTATCCGATTAGCAGGTGTATTTTTAACTATATGAGATAGATCATGATGTGCTGTCTTTTTTGAACAGAAACCGGATTTATTGTATCCGTCTTGAGGTAGGCCCGTTATTCCAGTAACATTTAATGTATCAGCATAAATATCGGCTATTGCATTTAATGGAAAGTAGTTAGCCCCGTATTGACGTTGATTATAAGGCGGGTCCAAGTACAAAAGCGTATTTGCTGTAATATAGTTGGGATCGATACAGAGCTGTTGGGCGTCCATTTTCAAGACTGTTGCTGTTTTTGTGGCTGGGGCTACGATTTTGAGATTTAATAAGTTCTGAGCAGAGAGTTTAAAGTCCTTTAAAAAGGCACCATAAACCGAGGCAACATTGGCTATAGAATCAGCAGATGATACAAGGGAACCTATTAAATAGTCGCGTTCTTCTTTTGTATATGTAGTATCACGTAATGCTTCTCTTATACCGTCTATACGCTGGGCGTTTAGCGTTGTGAAAAAAAGCCGACCGGCAGCTTCAGAATACGTAAGAGTTATAGCACCTGTTGTAGGTTCGGCTTTATTTAAGTTATCGACTAGGGCTAACACATTTTTGGGCGGATTAAATTGTGCATTCAGTAAGGGTTGTGTAAATGGTTCCCAATCATTCACTACGATTGTATTAACATGTTGAGCCATTGCTGTAGCAATGGCCCCTGTTCCAGCAAAAGCGTCGCATAGATTCCACGTTTTTAAATCTGGCCAATTTTTGTTTATTTCGGCTACAAGTCGCTGAGCTAAGGATTTTTTTGAACCAATATAATTTAATACCATTTTACTAGTGATATTAAATTAATTTACTCCGGAGTACGATTTATCTCATAATAAACGTTCTACAGCGAAATTTGAATAGTTAGACACACTATATTAATTATAAAATGGATTTACCACCTAAATCCCTTGTGAAATCGCGTAAAAATCTACAAGCTATCTCAAAATTCAATAATCCCAATAATATGGAATTATTAAAATACGAAGAATTTGATCGATTGCTTATTGTGTTATGGCAGGATTTGCGACGGAAAATTACAAATACGCAAGAAACTAAACATATTATTAATCTTAACAAGACAAGTAACTATCAGTGGCTCGTTTATAGCGGGCCAATAGCTGCTGAACTTATCGAAATTCTTAAAAAGGAATATCCAGGGGTCGATTTTGCTTATAAAGAACAAGGTTCTGAAAAGGTGGTTGTTATGGACTGGAGTTAGATGGGCGACTTAGTGTATAATATATACGTTAGTACATATAGAGTTATAAAGCTTGTTGTTATTGTAACGTGGTCGGGTATTGACTTTAATAATGTACCCGTTAATGCTGATGACGTCATAAGAACAGCGTCTGCCACCAAGATTTTTTGACCATTTTCTTCGGCGTATTCTTTGAAGACATCTATCATCTGATTAATGCCCGTTGGCATCGGTTTAATAACTAATAAATAGAAAAGGGCGTCGTGTATGAATTGAACAAGGAGAATAATTATAAAGAAGTATAGTTCATTTTTCAAACCGGCAGCAGTATAGATATATCTTGAAATAAGAATGCCGATAAGTATGCTTAATACATCAGAACTTACAGCAGCTAAACCGAATTTGTCATACCATTTATTTAATGCCTTAACTTCAAAAGACGGGGTTTTTCCAGGGTAACGTGCTAGAAATATTGCTATTACATCGACAAGTATGGTGGCTGTAATTATATAAAACCAGTCACTCACATTATTGTAATTTGTTATAGACATATTTATTAAAGGTGTTTATTTTTATTTTTGTTCGTGAGTGCCGCTACTTAAGACAAAACAGTAAAAAGAAGATATATGCTTGTGCTTTCTTTTGACTTGGGGATTCGCAATTTGGCTTACTGTTTGGCAGATTCAAGTGGTGCTATTGTTGATTGGAATAATTACGATCTTTTAGCTGGTTCTGATTCGCAATCAGCCTCACGTTGTTCGTGCGGCGGACCTCCATCGTGGATCGATATATCTGGAAATATGCTGTGTAAAAAATGCACTAAGTCTAAAAAGCTCGTAGGCCTGCCTTTAAAAACCATATCATTAAAGAGTTTGAAAGAGTTCTTTATTCAAGAGAAGATCACTATTCCGTTAAAAGCAAAAAAGGAGGACTACTTGAATGTTTTAAAAGATCGCTATTTAATGCCTTACGTTAAGCCCAAGGGTGCTATGAAAACAGACCTATATCTATTATTGGACGCTATTAACCTGTTTTTAGACAGTAGGCTTGTGTTGTTTTCAAAATGTGCTTGCGTTCGCATTGAGAATCAGCCTGTTTTTGATAATCCTACTATGAAATCAGTTCAGATAATCTTGTTTTCGCTTCTTATTCATCGGCTAAAGAAAGAACAGGGTTGGTCTGGTACTGTAAGTTTTGTACATGCCTCGAAGAAGACTGAGGAAGAAAAGGAGGCTGTTGCTGCTGCTGGAGATAATTACAAGGCTAGAAAAAGCATGGCAGAGGCCATGGTTTTGAAAAAACTACCGGCGGGATTGTGGCATGATTTCTTTTTATCAAAAGCAAAACGATCGGATTTGGCAGACTGTTTTTTAATGTGTCTGCGTTAGACTAAATAAAATCACCTAAACATCCTTTGTAAAACGAATAGTACCATGAACTCGAATCCCGGATCCAGCATGAGTGATTTACACAATTTCGCTACAAACACGGCAAATATTGACGAGCTAATATCCCTTGATATATCGGACATAGGATCCGGTGGAAGAAATTTAGACATGGAGCTGTTGGCGAATCCCAATAAGGTACAAACTAGTCCTAAAACGCCTTCTGTCACGGCAAACCCCTACAGCTCTTCTGGTTCAACTTTCCAAATTCACAACCCGCCTCCGGTTCAGCAATCAGCACCTATTGCTCAGGGGATCGAATTTGTAAATATTGAGGATACTCAGAAGAAGATCTCGTTTAGTAGCAACGATAATGGTCTGAAAGGGATCGATTCGATACATATTAATCGTGGGGGCGATTTCGGGTCTGTAAATCTGGATTCGATTCCTCTATCGGGCGAACCGGTAGCTGCTGAAAGCGTCGAAATAGCATCGGGTCCTCGACTGACGCCTGAACAGGAGGCGACGGAAAAGACGGCCCTTTTAACGAAGATGCGTCGTTTAGCGACAAAGGGCGTGGTCGGTAATTCCATGAACATGACAAATAGTTTGGATGAGATTAAGGCTGAATACAGCCGCCTTGTTGATAGTGCTGGGCTAGAGAAGAGTATTAAATTCCAGCGTAATCTGCTTGTCACCTGCGTAACCGGCATGGAATTCTTAAATCAGAAATTTAATCCTGTAGATGTGAATCTTGATGGTTGGTCCGAGTCAGTAAATGAAAACGCAGAGGATTACGATGAGATTTTCGAGGAGCTATACGATAAATACAAGGATAGAGCAAAGGTTGCCCCTGAGATCCGTTTGCTGATGACACTCGGCATAAGCGCATCTATGACTCATTTAACTAATACGTTCTTCAAGTCTAAGATGCCTGGCATGGATGATATTTTGAAGCAGAATCCCGATTTGGCCAGACAGTTTGCTAGTGCCGCTGCCTCACAAGTAGGCCCTGGGTTTGCCAACTTTATGAGTATGGGGCAACCGCAGCGGCCGGCACAGCAACAACAGCAGCAACAAGCGGAACCGCAAGCCTTTACAGGAATCCCGTCGAACGGCTCGTGGAATCCTGAAGAGGCGTCAGCACCGCCGAGCCCTCAGGCACAGACAGCACGGCGCGAGATGCGTGGGCCAACTGGTGTAGAAGATATCCTTAAAGCATTTGAGCAGGAGGATCGCCAATCTGTAACACAGCAATCCTCTGGTTTTAATCCGCCAAGCAGACCCGATTTAAATGAGGATTCTCAGAGTATCTATACTAGTACGACTATGAATGGTTCAGAGGCAGCCGCTCGTAAATCTGGCAATCGTGGTGGGGCACGCAAAAAATCTACAGCGGCTCCGGTTGGGTCAAGTATTAATTTGATTGTTTAGTTAAGATACACGGCAGATTTATTTTAAGAACCCATATCTTCGATGGAGGTTCTTAAATTCGGTATAAATTAATAACTTGCGAAATTTTCCTTTATATCATTGTGACCTACTGGATCATCCTTTATGTCATTGACATAGTCATCGTGCTTCACTTCGTCGTGCTTCGCTTCATCGTGCTTCGCTTCATCGTGCTTCGCTTCATCGTGCTTCGCTTCATCGTGCTTCGCTTCGTCGTGCTTCGCTTCATCATGCTTTGCTTCATCGTGCTTTGCTTCATCGTCGTGCTTTTGAATATTTGGCTTTTGACCATGATTATGATCGTCATGATGCCCATCTTCAGGTGTTTCTACCTTTTTTATGTTTTTCATATTCACTTCATAATTAACAGCAGGCATTTTTTCCTTCCAGCCTGGTATTATACAGAAAGCACTGTTCTCGTTAGCAAAGACCCATAATACTGACAATATCCCTGCGGTTGTCCAAAATGCTACAGCTAAGTTACGAGTTGAAATAAACATTACAGCAAATAATATAAACGGTCTAAGTATTGGTTGTGACAAAAACCACTCTTGGCGTTTCGTTAGTTCTAATGACAGGAAACGGCCACCCAAGTTTAGAAACAGATAGAAGACCCCAATTAGATAAGGATTAGCGTTCAACATTGATAATGTTGAAGATAGCGGATCTTGAATGGCGGTTGTTAATGGCTGAACTATATTCGGTATGGGAAAAGCCGAGCCTCCATTTACCACTTGTATTACTGCTGGAGGATTTCCTCCAAACTGTCTTTTTCTAGACATCTCCTGCTTTATAAAGCTAAAATTTAATAGTTGATACAAGATGAACGTCAGTTATCCAGAAAAAGGTAATTAAGAATAATAGCAGCGAAACAGGAACACTGAATTCAGCTACTATTAAGAGTAGAAATCCTAGAATCATTCGAAAAAGCGGCTCCCTCGAATATTCCCTTAGTGTTTCGTCATACTTGCGTTCAAATGGAAACGTTAGCCAAATAACAATCCAGCCTAGAATTAGTATTGTTCCTAATTCTATGTATTTGAAGCCCATATCCTCTTATATTAATGAGAGAGTTAAGCTTGGATAGGATATGTGGCGACCTCCTTTTCTTGAATGGCAACAGGGCGTTCATGTAGAACCTTTTCTACGAACCATTTTTTATGTGTTGTTACCCATTCTAATGTGCCCGATGGTACAAATCCTTCTTTTGTTCCGGGGTTATTAACTGCTTTTTTAGGCGTTAAACGTATGAGATTTACTAAAAAGAAGGCTACTGCTAATGCTAGCGGTACCATTTTAACGGATGCAAGGCCTGCTGAGATCAACATACCTATTAAGAAAATAAGTGGGTTTGATAATATTTTGTGATACGTTTCAGGTATCTGTTCTACATTGGCACCTATTATGATTAAAATAGATGCTAGTATCCATTCTATCTGTACTGGCGGGAGCCAGTTTGGGCCTCCTGCTGATTGTTGCTGTTGCATCCTGAAGATTCAGGCGTTTATATTCCGGCAATAGGATTTTTATAGTCATCTAATATTTGGCGGGGGTCAAATGTTTCGGGGACTTGTTGAGCGTGACCATACACGCGTTTATTTAAATCATACACTATCTTTAATCCGTCGGCAAAATTACTCTTGATGAAAACTAACAATGCTCGATAGTAAATTGCTGCTTGTGTTGCTGTTATAGGTTTTTCCTCCTGTTCTTTAGCTCCTTCTAGAATCTGATTTAGTATTACATTATTGAAGCCTTCCTTTATAAAGAGTTTTTTCCAAAATAATAGTGTGAGAAATGTTACGCCTAGTACTAATACTGTATTGGCCAACCAATCCGCTTTCATTAATTAAGAACGATCTTTTATTTTCACCCGGACAGAATGATTAATTGAAAAACCATATACAAATTAGGGTGACTCTTCCATAATCGAAGATGTCGTATTGTACTTTGGAAGAAGCATTTCAAACTAATATATCTGATTCCGTATTACCGCCTATGAGACAACAGGTTCCAGAGGAACCTAGCAGCAAAAGTGAAAAAGGGCGCCTGAAGTCCCGAAAACATAGACGCTCTAATTTACCGCCGCAAGAGCCTGCTGTTGTTGAACCTGATAGACCTGCACACAGATCCAAGCAGCCTGCTGAACTGTTAGGGGGTGGTGCTCCTGGCAATGATGTTAGCACAAGCATCTCTTCCTATTTGATTGGGGCTCCCGACCCCAATGAGGATTATTTTGCTTACCCGAATGCTGAGGGCCCCGACTATGATAAACAGTTTATGCTTGAGCCAAACTGGTACGAACAATTCCAGGATCGGATGCCAAACCCCCGAGCTGAAACACCTCTTCTTCCCGGAGCTTCTGTTGATGGTCACAGTACTCTTTATAAGAATATACCTTCCGCTAAACCACGCAAGGAGGAGGCTAAAAATATGCCGATGCCTGAAGAGCGTACTGTTTCTGCTGCTTCAACTGTTACACAGGATCCTGAATTAAGGCGTCGTATTGACGAACTATTTCAGAAGATAGATAATTTAGAAATATCTAGATCTGAGTCAAACCATTCGGAAATCATATTATTTGTAATGACCGGTATCTTTGTTCTTTTGATGCTTGATCTTTTGTTAAAACAGGGTTCTAGAGCCTTGGGCACTATTGCTTCAGCGGCGGCTGTGCCGCAGTTTGCTCGCATGGGCGGTTCATATACAGCATTTAATAATCCGTTCTTCTTCTAGCATAATCGTTTTTGTACAGAAATTAAGAATACCCATCTTTTATGGGTATTCTTAAATTATGATACATTCACAGACACGGCAGTAAAAATTTAAGAGTTCTTAAATTTTGTATTTGCCGGTAGATT